CTTTCGTTTTTGGCGTGGATATTTCCAGAGATAATATACATAATACATTAGATGGTGCTTGTGCAAGATATTTAAAAGAATTGAAGAAACACAAAGGCACAGATGTGACAAAAGCCTTGTTTGTCAATGGAAATAGTGGAATGAATATTAGAACAGGTGAGGCATTTACAACAGATAAGGATAAACAAATTACCAAAGCCATATTTGGTGTAGGACCCAAAGATAGAAAAATATTAGGCGAAGGAGTCTATAGACAATATGGAGTAGTGGAACAAGGATTTCATATAAGTTCTGTGCAATTTGCTCTTCACTATTTCTTTGAGAATAATACGACATTTCATAATTTTCTGAGAAATGTGTCAGATTGCACAAGAATAGGTGGATATTTTATTGGAACTTGCTATGATGGTAAAAGTGTCTTCAAAATGCTAAAAAATAAGAACTACGGCGAAAGCACATCTATAATGAAAAATGACGTGAAAATTTTCGAAATTACGAAACAATACAGCGAAACTGGATTTCCCGATGATGAATTGTGTCTTGGATATTCTATTGATGTGTTTCAAGAATCGATCAATAAAACATTTCGTGAGTATTTGGTTAATTTTGATTTCTTGATTCGTATAATGGAAAATTATGGATTTGTTCTCATTCAAAAAGAAGAAGCACAAAAGATGAATCTACCAAATAGTAATGGATTATTTAGTGAATTATTTTCAATGATGGAAAATGAAATCCGGCGATTTCCTAATTTGAAAGCAGATTATGGAGATTCACTCTATATGAGTAGCGAAGAACGAACTATTTCCTTTTTGAATCGATATTTTGTATTTCAGAAAATTCGTGATGTTAAAAATAGTGAAAAAGTGGCAAAACTTTCTTTACAAGAAGAAAAGGAAGAGAGAGAAAATATAGAAGATATTGAAGAAGAATATGAAGTTATGAAATTCGATAGAAAAATACCAGAAAAAAAGGAACCTCCAAAAAAATCGCTAAATGTTCGTAAATTGAAAAAGGAGAAATATACATTGGAAAATTATTCGCCCATTATTGAAACACCTGAGAAAGAATCAGAAGAAATTGCTAACCCCGAAGAAGAATCCAATAAACCAAAGATAATTATCGGAAAACCCGTTGTTTTAAAAATTAAAAAAATGAAAAAGATAACAGAAAATATTGTTTAACAAAATCAAATAGTAAAGAATATAAAAATTTGGTTTGAATCATTTATAGCATATCGAAAATATTAATGATTTATTTTTTATTACCAAATACATTTGCTTTTTCTTATAAAAATATAGAATATCAAGAAACAGAAGAACCTATTTTACCTGTTATTTCAAATTCACTTTCCACTTATTTATACGAAATCAAAGAAAAAATAAATCAATATGAAACCCATTGGGATATTTATAAAAAATATACAAATCCGTATGAGTATATACATACTACTATTCCATCAAAGAAAAAACCATTATCTAAATACAAACCTCTATCGCGTTCTTATTTTAAAATGATTGAAATTTTGACTTTATTTAAATTCAAATTTACTGAGAATAATATTCAAACATTTCACTTAGCAGAGGGACCTGGTGGATTTATAGAGGCAATTTTAAATATGCGAAATAATCCAAATGATCGATATATAGGTATGACATTGTTAGAGGATAAACACGATAAAAACATACCTACTTGGAAGAGAACCCATCCTTTTTTGAAAGAAAATAAAAATGTCTTTATTGAAAATGGTGCGGATAATACTGGAAATATACTTTCTTTGGAAAATTTCGTGTATTGTAAAGAAAAATATGGTTCCTCAATGCATTTTATTACAGCAGATGGCGGATTTGATTTTTCGATCGATTTTAATAGTCAAGAAATAACCATTGCGAAATTATTATTTGCTCAAGTATGTTTTGCCTTATGTATGCAGGCAAAAAACGGATCCTTTGTTTTGAAAATGTTTGACTGTTTTATGAAACATACTATAGATATTTTATATTTATTGTCATCATTTTATAAAAAAGTATATATTACCAAACCACAGACAAGTCGATATGCAAATTCAGAGAAATATATTGTATGTTCTCAATTCTTGTTTTCTTCTTCTTCCGATTTTTATCCTTTTTTATTGAAAGCATTTGGTGAAATGGTTTCTTCGGATAGCGTGAATGTTTTTCGTTTTTTAAAAAATCCAATTCCATTATATTTTTCGATAAAAGTAGAAGAATATAATAGTATTTTCGGACAACAACAAATTGATAATATTTGTTATACAATTTCACTGATTGAAACAAAAAATAAAACGGATAAAATCGACACATTGATTAAAAACAATATCCAAAAATCTATTAATTGGTGTTCAAAACATCAAATAGAGACACATTTTTAACCTATACGTATTTCATCTGGTGTTTCTGAAGTGTACGGTGTTTTTTGTGTTTTTGGAGTAATTATTTTATGCTGTTTTTTAAGTATTTCTTTATCAAGACTATTATTATACACGGATAACGGGGTTGAATAATATGTCGGTCTTTTTTTTTCATATTCCACTCCAAATATTTCTTTATTCAAACTTATATCTCTTTCTAACTCTCTTTCTAATATTACATTTTTTCTCTTTTTTATCTTTTCTTCTTGTGCTAAATTATCTAAATAAAAATCTACTTGGGTTTTCAACAATAATAAATCTTTATCATTTTTCAATATAGATAGTAATTCATTATTCAAATCAATTTTTGTTTTGTATTGAATTGCTATAGCAAATTCTTCTATTATATCTTTTTTTATTTCATATATTTTTACTGCATTATCCTTTTTACCTTCTATTTCAGTAATCATATCCTCTATTTTTTTACTTTTTTCGTTTAATTCTTCTTGTAAAATCCTTAATTTTGTTGATTCTTTAGAAATAGAGTCTGCAAATTTTTTTAATTTTTCACTCTCTTTTAAATGAACTTTGTTTTTTTCTTTTTCTATATTTTTATTTATAATATCCAAAAAATTTTTCATTTGTTCTTTTAAAAATTTTTCGTTAATTACTTTGTTTTCATACATTTCCGGGTTTTTTCTAAATTTATTTCGCAAATAATTAAAAATTCCACCTTTTTGTGTTTTTCTCTTTTGCTTATATTTCCTTTTCAATGTTTTTGGCATATATTATATATACAGATTAAATTTCGTGTTTGATTGTAGTTGGGACACACGATTTATACGCACCTGTATAAGCATCAAATCTAGGTGTGCATTTCAATGGATATCCTATAGCTGTTTTTAAAGTATAAGCTGCATCCGTCGGTGCAACTCCATAAGCCAATTCATTTGCAACTTGTGCTCCATACGCACTACGATAAGTTGCAGCTACAGTAGTAATTGTATCATATTTTAATCTGGCTATACGAGTGCTCGAAGAAACCCCTCCTTGTTGTGCATATTGACTATTGTTTGGTTTATAAAAAACAGGAACATACACTGGTTGTAATCCTGCAGGATTGATTGTGGATTCAGATAATTGGGGTGATGGAGTCGTAGAAGTTCCACTAGTTGATGGATAATTTGCAGGTGTAAATCCAATAGCGGATTGAATATTTGTAGCTGGAACCACAATTTGTGGAAAATATTGTGTTGGTGTCCAAGAGCCTCCTTTATTATAAGGGGGTGTGCTTGGATAAGTAAAAGATTGTATTTCAACTGTATTTAAATTCGTATTATAGGCAAAATTTAATAGGTATAAAATGGTTCCGTTGTTTGTATTGGTATAATAATGCGTTTTTTTATACATTGCCAATTGGAATGTGGCATTAAAGTCATCCAAACTATAAGCACCGTTTGGTATGGTGACAGTATTTTGTGTTGTTCCATCTACCCAAATATAATTAAATTGACTGTTGCCAAGACTACTCGATATAATATATTTTTCGCAATGATTGATACCTTGCGCAGAATATACATTGGAAACGGATAAATTATCACCTGGAATAGTACGAGCATTTCCTTGTCGAATATAATTATATTGATTCTGATCAAAGGTTCGATTACGACTTACTAAATATTGTGAATTTGAAGTAGAATAACTATCATTATTTCTCGCAGGATTGTATTTTTTAGTAATCATACCTGCACTTCTGACACGGCGTTTTGCATTGAATTCTTGTGAGATATATATATTGGGTGCAAGTGTCGAAGAAGATTTACAATCACTTACTTGATTACACGTATTACATATTTCTCCCATATCATAAATATTCGTAGTAATATTGGCATCTTTTGGATCCAAATAATTAACTACTCCGTTATTACTACAATCTGGTAATGTCTGTGAAATAAAAAATCCATTGGGTCGATCAAATTCATCAATACGAATAGATGTTCTCGGATTTCCACGTTCTTGTATATTTCCAGATTTATTCAACGTAAATATTTCACGACGATACAATTTAACGGGACCGGCGCGATAAATGCCAGTATTTTTTGGATTTGAATTTGTATTCAGATTTTTTTGCATAATAGATGTAATTTGATTCAATGTTTTTCCTTTCCAAGGAAAATATTGAGGTGCATTGAAATGTAAACTGTTGTAATATATTTCTGCTACTGACATTATATTATATATATAATATAATATAATTTTATGAAAACAAAATAAATACAAAATAGTTAGTTTTCCTAATACTAATGAATTTTATATTTAAAATAAATGATTTTTGTTTGGAAAATATTCATTTTTTAGAAACTAAAAAAAATATAATTATGGATGGTAATTTTACAAAAATCGGTTATTCAGATGATTGTATATCATTAAATGGAATATATATTTACTTTCCCATTGAAAAATGCGAAAGTGTTAAAACAGAAAAAATGATGAATAAAAATATGATTTATTTTGATCCAAATTTACCATCCAATAAACAATTAATTAAGAAAATAACAAAAATTGAAAAAAATATTTTAGACTACTTTTTGTTTATGAATACGAATAATGAAAATCATAATTACGAAAAGATGTTTTCTGGATTGCGCAATTATGATTGTTCTGTTCTATGCCGCCGAAGTTTCGAGACCACACCCCGAATGGATACTTTTTTGCCTCTTGAAAAAACAAACAATACATCATTTGAAATATTCAATGGTCTAAATAAGCCTAATCCTTTGGCACAAAATACTGACATAGATATTGCATATGAGAAAGAAATAAATAAAATTATTATTCGTAAAAAAATAACAGAAATGAAACAAGTAATCAATAAATTAGAAACACAATTACAGAATGGATATATTAAATTATTTAAAAAAAATTACTTGATAACAAATGAACCCCATCATTTTATACTGAAAATTTCAGGGGTTTGGGAAAATAATTTTCAAATTGGTATTACATATAAATTTATGGAAATTTCAGGAGAACCAAACATTTTCTGAATAAAATGTCCCCATCTTTTTTGAATTCTTGAACCAACGGTAGCTTTGCTTCAACCAACGGTAGCTTTGCTTCAACCAACGGTAGCTTTGCTTCAACCAACGGTAGCTTTGCTTCAACCAACGGTAGCTTTGCTTCAACCAACTAAAATACCATTTTCATCGATGAATATCTAGTATTTTTTCGTTTGATTTCATTCGTTTTAAATGGCGCTGGTCCTTTTCTTAAATCATGTGTCGTATTTTCTGTTTGGTTTTGTGCAAAAGGTGTAGTGAAATTGGTAATATTTACAAAACCAGTAGATGAATCTACATTATATTGTATATCTCTAATAGAATAAATGCCCTCACTCGTTTCTTTTATATATCTATCAAATTCTTTACGATTTACACTACGCTGAAGTCCATCTTTGTTTTGAAGAATATTTTTATCCATTAATGGGTAAAACTGACTACGGTCAATTCTAAATCCAGCATTTTTAACGCGCATATTTAATAAATTATCTTCATATCCCCACGCCCAAAAATTAGGGAATCCATTTATTTTTTCAAAATCAGCGGCATTCATAGAAACAATACCACCCAATGCATAATCAAACCCATAAAAATGTTTGACATTTCCAGGATATGTCTCATAATTCAGAAAATTTTTGGTATATGGCATTGTATCTATATCATTAAATACAAGTGTCATTTTTTTATAATCATTTGGATATTTATATTTTGTAATAAGAAACCCCAGATTTTTTAATGCACCTCGATTAAATTCCCGATTATCACATTGATGTATATAGAAAATTCGGTAATCACTCGGTTGATAATCTTCCAAAATATACTGCATATGCCTTTTGAAAAATTGATATTGTTGTTCTCTATCACGATAAGGAACTATGAAAATCAATCGAGGAATTTTTTCTTCTAAATTTGTTTCCTCTATTTCTATTTTAATATTTTCTTCAAGTTGATCCATAAAAAATAATTATATATCTATCCAATTATTTTTTATTTTTTATACGAACAAATCATTTATTGTTTGTCTGATTGTTCTCTTGTTGTTGCACCACCTCTTATCCATCCATTTAATGCTGATTCTTCGACCGTAAAAGATGAATCTTTTACACGTGTCTCCATATTTTTATCAACTGGATAAAGAGAATAATTCATAAAAGATTGTTCCATAATGGTTGAAACGCTCTTCATACCACTAACACTATCTCCTTGTTGTAAAACCGATTCAATCGTTGGATCACAAGAACCTCTTCCTAAATAAGGAACAGTAGCAAAAGGTCGCGCAAAAAGCTGTAATTTTTCAAATGCTCTTTCTTGGTCTGGTTTCAATAAAAGAATAGATTCATAATCTACAGCAGAGCTGTTCAAACCATTTCCATTTGCAATTCCACTAAATGAAACGGTTGGTTGACTGGTAGCAAATTTTACATACGAGTCTTGTGTTGAACTTCCATAAAAATTAGATAATGAATAATCTAAATATCGATTATTTGATAAATTACGTTGTGTTTTATCGGTGGCATCATCGCTTATACGTCCCAAATTATTAAATGCATAATTATGAATCATATTTATATTATTATACTATAATATAAATATATAGAAAAATATTTATTCCTCTCCAATTGTATATCTCGATAAATTTCTTGCACACGCAAATAAATTTCCTTCTTTACAAGATACCATACTACCATAGCAAAATTCGGAAAAAGCTTCTTGATCATTAGGTATAGTTGTAGCAGGATTTGAATTAAATTGTCTTAAAGATTGTTCAAAATCTAATTCATCGCCTAAACCTTTGAATAATTTATCGGAAATATTTGGTTGTTCGGGATTTGCTTCGTTCACTAATTTTTTTGCCTCTTTTAAAATATCACGGTTGATATTATCATTATATGAAGGGGGTGCCGGTTTTTTGAATGGATTATAGTCATAATCAGTTATCAATACATTACTAAATGGATTGGATGAATTTGGGGGTTGAAACACATCTGTAGATGGTTGGATCCCATTTTGCACGATTGCTGTCATTGCCGGATTCTTATATCGTTCTAAATAATCAAACCCTTCACTTTCTTTTTCTTTTTTAAAATAAATATAATAATAAATAAAAATAGCGGATAGAGTGATAATTCCGGCAATTAATATACGTATATGTTTTAAAAACAAAAATCCAATTATTGTTATGAAGAGGATCAATCTACTAATTGCATTCAATTTTTGTTGAAAAGTCATATCATTAGAAGGATAAAACTCTAAAACATACTTTTGATTAAATAAAATGTTTGGGTTCTCACTCCAAAATGGGATTTCATTTGAATCATTCTTTTTATTTGCCATTTTTATATTGAATAGTTCATAATCTCCTTGATTATTGTTTGTTTCATCTTTATAAATCGACATTATATATATTTACTATGGAGATTTTTGAAGAGAAACCTAATCGAGAAAACATTTTTATTTGGGTTTTTGTTTTTCGATTTTTTTCGATTTTTCGGTTTTATTTGATGTTTTTTTTGATGTTTTTTTGATTATTTTGTTTCTAAATCAGGAAACCTACGGTTTCCCGAACCCTTCCCTTAATACAATTTTCTGTTAAGTTTTATTATTATTCTTTGTAATTAAATTTTAATTATAACCCTTCCCTTAATACAATTTTCTGCTAAGTTTTATCATTATTCTTTGTAATTAACTTTCAATTTAAGGGAAGGGTTCGGGAAACCGTAAGTTTCCTGAGTAGGTTCCCTACTTCCTGACTAAGACGCATTTTTTATCAATTTCAAATGTCTCGCATTTTTCAGTCTCCGGAACAATACGTATAATTGTTTTTGATTTTTCTCCATAAATCGGTTCTGTGCAACCTTTTTCCAAGTTTTTTCGTGTTTTCTGTTTATTTGTTCTACATCTCGAGCGAAAATGCTCATATCTTTCTCGAACATCATCATAGGATAAATGTGATTTTTTACATAACATTTTATTAATCAATTCGTGTAAATTATAAATATATCTTGAAAATGTTTCTCGGTTCTCCATATCTTTCATTGTTAAAGGTAATTTTTTAAAATTTTGAACTAAATTTTTTCTGCATTTTCCACAAGGTAATACATATTTCAAGGATAATATAAAATCACGATAATGTTTTTTATCTGCATCTGTAGGATTTACCGGATAATTAAAACTCATTATATGGAGAACTGTCCAAAAATTTACACCCCATATTTTTGTTAAAAATCCGTCATTACTATTATAATCCTTTTCTGTAAAAATAGACAATTTCTTTATTTTTTGGGTTTTATTTTTTCGTGTTTTGTTTGACATCTCTATCGTTTATAATATAATGATAAAAAATATTCAGTGAACCCTTTCCCTAAGATAAATATTTTTTTAAAAAAATTACTTTTACCCAACTGACACCATAAATGAAGTTAAACTTCAATTAAAGGGAAGGGTTCGGGAAACCGTAGGTTTCCTGATTTAGCAAAATTCGTATTCTATCATTCATACTTTTTATCTTAATATAGTATAAAATGGCGAATATTATTGATGTTCTTGGTAAATATTTTAGACCTTATAAACGAATCTTTTTGATTTTATTCTTACTTGTTCTTTTTATTCTTATTGGCGTTTATTGCTATAATTATTTTTATATCCCAAAAAAACAAAACGCAATATTTAGTGATGTAGCCAATGCAAATACTGCTAAAAAACCAATAGAAATATATTTCTTCTATGCAACTTGGTGCCCTCATTGTAAATCCGCTTTTCCTGAATGGAAAAAATTCGAAGAAGAATATGATGGAAAAGATGTCGGACTTTATAAAATCAAATGTATTAAAATTGATTGCACAAATGATCAAGCCAATGAAAATGAATCGGGAATGAAAGCATCAAAAATTACGCAACTGATTAATGATTTTAAAGTAGATTCTTATCCTACAATCAAAATGATGAAAGATAATACAAATATTGATTTTGATGCTAAAGTGTCAAAATATAATTTAGAACAATTTGTTCATAGTGTTACTAGTTCATAAATTCTTCCCATTTTTTTACTCCTATATTTATTAAGTTCAGACGTTCTTCTTTAGAAGAAGCGGCATTAAAAATATCTAATAAAATATTTCCAGAATTTAAAATTTTTATTTCATTTTTTATTTCGTGTGATTCATTTTTTTTTACTATTTTTTTCAACAAAATTTTTTGTATTATAAAAATCATATAATCAAATAAATTGGATTTCTCATCTATTTTATTCAATAATTTGAAATCTATACTTATTCCGAAAATATATTCATCTGATAAATATTTATCCAAACTATTTTGAATTGGATAATTATTATAAATTCCTCCGTCAATATAACATTTATCTTCTATTTGTAGGGGTGAAAATAAGATGGGCAAACAACAAGAAGCATAAACAGCATCTAACAATTTCCATTCTGGATGGGTATGATGCGAAATATCAATATATTCGGTTTCCAAATTGTTTATTTCTGTTGTATAAAAATGAAATTCTATTTTTGTTTTTTCATAATAATCTGCCATTGTTATATCTAATGGAATATCTTTTCCATTTAATAGAGGTGTAAATATATCTTGAATCGTATTAATATCATAAATACCTTTTTTATGAATTGCACTAATCAAATATACCATATCAACTTTGAAAATTTGTTGCCAAGGTCGATTGATTAAATAATCATCCAAAATTTCCCAATCGTAATTTAGTGAAATCATTACTCCAATTATAGTTCCAACGGATGTTCCATATATTGTTTCTATATTTTTCAAATCCCAAAATCCAGATTTATTACTTTCTCTCAAAGTTCCATACATAGAGAACCCGACGGGTCCTCCTCCAGATAAAACAATTGATTTTATGTTTGATATATTTATTGATTCTTCTTCTGTTATTGTTGTCATAAATAGTTGAATATATACATTTTTAACTATTTATGTCTATTTTTTGGTATGTATTTTTCGTAGAACATTTTTTATTATTCTATATTATAATACCACGTAATATGTCTTGTTTATTATTTACAAACGATGAAGAAGCTCAGAAAAAAATTAATATTGATGAATTATACGATAAAAATAAACAACGCGACTTGAAACAAGTGTCTATTTTCAATAAAATTTTGAATCGAATACATAAACGTATTACTTATACTTCTCGAAACAAAAGAAATGATAAACATATTTGGTTTACTATTCCAGAATATATTTTTGGAGAACCTTTATATGATCAGGGAGATTGTATAGCTTATATAATTTCAAAATTAGAAGATAATGGTTTTCATATTCGATATTTACACCCGAATTCTCTTTTTATTAGTTGGTTGAATTGGGTTCCTAGTTATGTTCGTAACGAATTGAAGAAAAAACGAGGT